GGCAAGTTTGTGTGGACCGGGGCCGTGGTCCCGTCGCGTCGGCCCGCATCGCATGGTCGCCTCATTCGCGTCTGGAGGCTCCGATGAGAACCGTCGAAATCAAGATGACCCTGCACGCAGGGCTGTTTCCGCACGCGCCCGAGGTCGCCGACTACTGCGACCGACACGAGGTCGAGGCGTCCATCGACGCACGCTGGATGGCCGAGCAGCGCGAGGACTTCCACTACCACGGCAGCCGCGTGCGGACGATCTGGACGCTGCTTTCCTGGAACGTGGTCGCGCTGCACGTGGATGGGAAGCAGCTCCTAACCGCCGACTCGGTGCCGGAAGGATTCCCGATGCTCGAGGTGATGCGCGTACTTCAGACCGAGATCGGCGAGGACATCCGCGCCATCGGGCCGGGGGCGACGCCATGAGATATCTCTCGGTGTGCTCCGGCATTGAAGCGGCCACCGTTGCGTGGCATGGCCTGGGATGGACCCCGGTCGGCTTCAGCGAGATCGAACCATTCCCGAGCGCGGTACTCGCGCACCACTATCCCAACGTCCCCAATTTCGGAGATATGACGAAGCATGAGCAATGGCCCCTTCAACCCGGATCAATTGACCTTCTCGTGGCTGGAACCCCATGCCAGTCATTTAGTGTTGCGGGACTCCGACAAGGACTCAAAGATCCACGCGGAAACCTCATGCTTACCTATCTTGCAATCGCTGCACGTTTACGGCCTCGATGGGTTGTGTGGGAAAACGTCCCCGGTGTCTTGTCCAGCAACGGAGGACGGGATTTTGGTTCCTTCCTCGGGGCGCTGGGGGAACTGGGGTATGGGTGGGCCTACCGGGTCTTGGACGCTCAATGGTGCAGAACACACGGGCATCCCCGCGCCGTCCCGCAGCGCCGGCGCAGAGTCTTCGTTGTTGGTTGCCTCCTTGAGCGATGTGTTGGAGACTGGACCCGTGCCGCCCAGGTTCTCTTTGAGCGCGAAAGCGTGCAGCGGAATTCTGCGAAGAGCGGAACTGCGCGGGAAGAAATTGCCGGAACTCTTGCGGCGCGCTCTGGAGAGTGCCGCAACAACCCAGAGCAGTTAGTTGCTGGGACGCTTGGCAATCGCGGCGTGCGGTCACACACGGAATTAGACGGTCACGGCGCGTACATCCCAGTGGTTCAGCCCGTTCCCTACGACCTGTTCCAGATCACCGCCCCGGTGAACAGGCAGAACCGAAAACCTGGTGACCCGTGCCACACGCTTGCGAGGGACAACGCGGCCCATGCGGCGGTGGCGTTCCACCCGTTGCAAGACCCGATCAGCAGCACGGACGGATCAACGCATTGCATGGGAACTGGCGGATCGCAAGGCCACGCCAGCATTGCGGTGGCGTTTCAGCAAAACACACGTGACGAGCTTCGTTACATAAACGGAGATGGAAAAATTGCTGGAGCCCTTGCCGCCGAAGCGGGGATGAAGCAGCAAAACTATTTGGCTCAGGCCATGACCGTGCGCCGATTGACAGCTAGAGAATGCGAAAGACTCCAGGGATTTCCTGATGACTACACGCTCATCCCGTGGCGCAAGAAGCAAGCCGAAGACTGCCCGGATGGGCCGAGGTATCGCGCCCTTGGAAACTCGATGGCGGTCAACTGTATGTCTTGGATCGGGGAGCGGATTGCAAAGTGGGAGGCCGAGCATGAACGCTGACTACGCCATCTACCTCCTCCGCCGGCGGCGGGACGAGCGCATCACCGCGGCCGAGCGCACGCCGCCGCGGCACCACGAGTTTGCCGAACACTGTCGCGCCGAGGCGCGGTTCTTCGACGGCGTCGCGGACTGCATCGAGCAGCTCCAGCGCGAAGCCGCCGAGGAACGAACGAGCCGTGTATTGGAGAAGGCGGGGGCCGGGGGCGTTCCTCGGCCCCTGCCCGCCATCTTGAAGGAGCTGCTATGACCCGAGACATCGTCAACCGCCTGCGAACGAACCGCGACTGCCTTGCGCCGTGCCTGATGGACGAGGCCGCCGATGAGATTGTGCGGCTTGAGCAGGTTGTGCTAGCCCTCACCGCCGAGCGCGACGAGGCGCGTTGGGATTACTGTTTGGGCTTTACAGACTTCTGCCCCAATCCGGCGCATGACGATTTGCCGCTTGATGAGGCAGCTGCGGAGGTTGCCAAGGCGTTCGGCTGGAGTTACTTGGTTGAGGAGGGCAAATCATGACTGACGGAATCACGTTTGAAATCAAAGATCAGGACGTTGCGGTGCTTGAGGACACGACCGCGAATGAGCGGACGAGCAACCGGCACCGCGTTCGGCTTGACATCGCGGTGTATAAGCGGTTGATGGAACAGGCACTGCGAGAGCAAGTGGAGTTCCTTGTTGAGCAGGAGAACTACAGAGACAAGATCAAGCCATCCATAGAGCGCATGATGGATATTGCTGTGAAGTCCGTCCATGGACGCATGGACAAACTCGTAGCTGACGAGGTTGAACGGCTGGTCAAGGAACGAGTATCTGCGATGGTCGCGGAGTTGCCAATCAAGGTCCAAGTGAATGTGGGGTCTCATTCATGACTCGGTTCCTGCTCGAGGAGCCGCCGCCGGAGGACGCCGACCCGATGGTCATGCTGGTACTTGCGGCAATCAAGGCGATGAACCAGCGACAGCAGGACGAACTCGCACAACGGCTAGCGCAGGCCGACAAGGAGGAACAACAATGACCGACCCAGGCGACGAGCACAACGACCGCGACATCCTCGAGCGCCTCGATCTGTATTGGCCTGGCATGGGGGACATGGCGCTTGAGGAGCGCCGCGAGGCCGCACGCGAGATCCGCGCCCTGCGCGACGAGGTACGCAAACTGCGGGCCGTGTTGCCACATCGCATCAGCCGCATCCTGTACGAAGGCGAGGGATGAGATGCAACCGGGGAGAGGAGAGCACGAGGAGGACGTAGTGGACCGCGTCCGCGTGAGCGGGACCGATGATCCACTTACCATCGAACTGATGCAGGAGGTCGTGTACCTGCGTCTTGAACTGGCGAAGGCAATGAAACAAGTGAACTCGTTCATCCTGCGGGAGACGAACCACAGGAGGCGAGAATGATTACGTTCACCGTACCTGGCGAGGCAGCACCCCAAGGCAGCAAGCGGGCCGTGCGCTCGAGGAGTGGGCGCATCCTGCTGCTCGAGTCATCCGCCAAGGTCAAGCCGTATCGGGCCGTGTTCGCGCTCGCAGCGCGGCAGGCGTGGACCGAGCCGCCTGCGACGGGGACCGTAGCCGTAGAGCTGCTGTTCCGCTTCGTGCGCCCCGCCAGCCACTACACGGCGAAGGGTGCGCTGAAGGCGACCGCGCCGGCTGCGCCCAGGCGTCCCGACCTTGACAAGGCATGCAGGGCCGCCTTGGACGCCATGACCGGGGTGATCTACGCCGACGATTCGCAGGTCGCCATCCTGTCGGCGTGCAAGGAGTACGGCGACCGCGCCGAAACAATCGTGAAAGTATGGGCTTGACACGGCCCCTACCCTCCCGTATAGTGTGCGTGTCGTGATCGGGCGCGTGCCCGAGGCGACGAGTCACGAGAGGAGAATCACGATGACTGCACTGGCACGACTGGATGACGAGAAGCGCGAGCTGCTTGCCCGCACCCTTTGCGCGGGCGCGAGCCGCGACGAGATGGATCTATTCTTCAGCGTCTGCGACCGCACCGGGCTCGACCCGTTCGCTCGTCAGATTTACGCGGTCAAGCGGTGGGACAGCCGTAGCCGCCGCGAGGTGATGCAGACCCAAGTCAGCATCGACGGCTTTCGCCTCGTCGCCCAGCGCAGCGGCGAATATGCGGGTCAGACCGCCGTCGCCTACTGCGGCACGGACGGGGTCTGGGTGGACGTGTGGCTGCACGACGAGCCGCCAGCGGCAGCCCGCGTCGGCGTCTACCGCAAGGGGTTCGTCGAGGCGGTCACCTCTGTCGCTTTGTTCCGCGAGTACGCACAGCGCAACAAGGAGGGCGGCCTCACCGCCATGTGGGGCAAGATGCCCACCGTAATGATCGCCAAGTGCGCCGAGGCGCTCGCCCTCCGCAAGGCGTTCCCCGCCGAGTTGTCTGGCCTCTATACCGCCGAGGAGATGGCGCAGCAGGACAACCCGCCGGCGGCCCCTGCCGTCCCGGCCGTCGCAGCCCTGCCCGCCCCGGCACCCGTGGAAGCCGCTACGTTGCCCCAGGACGCGCCGGCGGTCGCCGACGCCCCGAAGCCCGTTCGCAAGCGCAAGGCCGCGCAGGAGGCCCCTGCGCCCGCCCCCGTCGCCCCGGCAGCGCCCGCGCCCGCTGACTCGTACCCCGAGGAGTACGAGGGGCTGTTCCTGATCCAGCGCGTGGTCCGTCGCCCCGGCAAGCCCATCGCCGTGCAGGCCGCCGGCGAGCACGGCACCGCCTGGATCGCCACCACCGTCGCGGAGTACGCCGACTTGTGCGAGCAGGCCATCGACAGCGAGCTGCGGCTCGACATCGCCCGCGTCGGGGGTGCGCTCACCATCATGCGCGTGATCCGCACCGCCCCCGCCCCTGCACCCGTCCCAGCCACCGTGCCGGCCGACGATCTGCCCTTCTGACCATACGAGGAGATACACCATGAACCTGTACGCCATTCAGACCGAAATCGCCACCCTCGTCGAGGCCATCCTCGACGGGGCTGGAGACACCGCCGAGGCCCAGGCCGCACTCGACGAGGCGCTCGCCGGCCTCGACGAGGAGCTCGAGGCCAAGGCCGATGACTACGCCGCCCTGATCCAGTCGCTCCGCAGCCGTGCCGACAGCCGCGCCGAGGAGGCCAAGCGCATGCGCGAACTCGCCGCCGCCGACGAGGCGCTCGCCGACCGCCTCAAGCAGCGCCTGAAGGACGCGATGGAGGCCACCGGGAAGGGCAAGCTCGAGACGGCTCGGTTCCGCCTGTCGGTGCAGGCCAACGGCGGGGCGCAGCCGCTCGAGGTCACCGTGCCGCCCGAGCAGCTCCCGCAGAAGTACCAGGCCGTGCGCGTTGAGGCCGACAAGGCCGCGCTGCGCGAGGCGCTGGCAGCGGGTGCTACGATCCCCGGTGTGACGCTCCTGCCACGGGGCACGAGCCTGCGGATTCGCTAATCCTGTCATCCTCTCCTCCCCCCGCTCGGCTCCTCACGACGGAGATCCGGGCGGGGGTTTTCATTTGGCACAGCGGGCGCAGCCCGTAGGCCACGCCCGCCCGCAGTGCCGTAGGCGCGAACGCCTCGGGGCTGGTCACTTTGACTTGAACATGTCCATCAGCTTGCCGATGGGCAGGACGTTGCCGACGAGGTAGCCCGCCAGCGCAAGCATCACGCCGAACCAAATGCTGCCGAGAAACTCACTCATGTCGCGCCTTTCTGTTTGCGCCCCTTGGCGCGTTTGAACGCCGCATCGAACTCCGGGTCCGCCCGAAGCGCGGCTACAAGCTCCCTGTCCCCCTCGGGACGGGAGGGGTCTAGTGTACTGACGGCGAGCTCGGCGGCTGCCACCTTCCGGCGAGGCAGCCACCCGATGGCGATGCGGATGAACGTCCCAATTCCAGAGTTCCAGGCGAGGAAAGCGATGCCAGCGACCGCCAGCGCGATGCCCCACCACTTCAGGGTGGACAGCCACGCCGGCGTGACCGCCTGCACGTTCGGGATGTCGCCGTGGATCGCCGCGGCGTGCTCGTCGATTCGGGTCGCGCCCTGCACCACGACCTGGTCGCCGATGGCGTTTCCGTGGTCGATGAGCGCCCCGGCCTCGTTGCGGATCGCCGTTGCGTTCGCGGAGATGCGAGCGACCGGGTTGCACCCGGCTAGGAACAAGACGAGGACAATCGTCCTCACGCGAACACCCGGTACGGGATGCCAGGCTCGGGCGTGAACGTCGGCAGCGCCTCGATCTGCTCGGGCGTGAGCGCGAACGTGACGCGGATGTTGGCGTGGAACCGGGTGTCGCTCGGCC